TCTTAATCATCTCTTTTGGGTGTCCGGGGGTTGTTTTTGTGCATGACGTACCAAACCGGTTCCCCCGGACAACGCAAGTACCCCACATCCAGCACTTAATCTTCTCTACCGGTGGCACGCCATAGGATAGTCTTACCCACCACACCATCCCTTGGCAAGAAGCCATATGATATTATTCTGCCTACCCCTTTTTTCTGAGTCAATTAGGAATAACATTATTATTGGGAACTACTTGGGCGTGTTATGGGGAACCAATACAGCATAACGGTGAGCGACGAGACAGATACAATCCTGCAAGACATGAAGAATGAAGGCTACAAGATGTCACAGATCGTTGACGCTGCAGTCTCTACCATGGGCAAAGAAGGCTGCGCACGTATCATCCGTGATCGTCGAGCACTTGCAGCACTCAAGAAGGCGGCGGAACAATGAGAGAGCGATACGCGGACGACTGTGCAATGTGCAAATCAATCATTTATGTCGAGGCGAGTCTGAATTTATTTCAGGAACACTTCTGTGCGACGTGTAGAATTGCAATCGCTTTAGAGAACATCGTTGAATTGATGGAGGTGGCAACTGATGGTTACTTGGATCGCTGAGCGCGACACTTGGTTCAATACGCGGTTAGTGTGTTGGGAATGCAATGAGACGACATGGAAGCAAGGCGAAATGTTGCACACACGCATGAGCACAGGTGCTGCTGGCTACAATACCATTCGATGGTGGACTTGTAAGGAGTGTTTTCCATGTGCGTGAAATGTGAAGCCTGCGATCAGACTTACTTCTGCAAACATAACCAGCGCTTGAGCACTGGTGAAGTTGTACGTTGTGAATACAACTTCCTGTGGGTTCAGAGTTGTATGATGTGCCTTTACAATCATCCCAAGTAAGGGATCAGTGAGATAGCAACCTGTACAGTTTCGAACCCACCGACCAAACCGAGAGTAAGAAAAGAAACAAGCACGTTAAGTCGGATGAGACTCTCTAGGTTGGATTCTTTTTCTGCACGTCGTTCTTCGCGGGTCATCAACCACTGCGCAAATCGTTCGGTCTTGCTTGGTGATTTTAATTCTTCAATTGGTTTTTCTTCTGATGTCATAGTAACACTTCCTCGATCATGTCGAGTTTCTTCCCGTAACTTCTGCCTATGTTTGCCCACTTGCTTGTGTTAAATGCAAGTCCGCCAAACCATAGGGCGTCAACAACTGGAAGAGGGCCATCGATCCAAACGATGGGGTAGGTCCACACGTAAGTGCTGAACCCAATAGTAGCGCCAGCAATAGTGCCAACTGCTTCGAAGTTAATGTCCGTCTTTGGATCGACTGCTTTAGGTGATGGTGCTTGAACAATCTCTGCAGCCGTGATAGGGTTTTGTCGAGTCTGTTGACTCAGCAACTTCCACCACTCTAACTCCATCATGACAAATTCAATTCCTGTGCAAGTTTGTAGGACTGTCGAAGTCGCATGATGTAGGACAAGTCGTTTTCTTCCTTGCCACTACCAACAATGATTACACGCATGTGAGGAACTTGAATCGTGAAACCAGCAGAGGGCGCAATTCCGTAGGTTTGTACCTTGACGATTCTCGTAACGTACAACCGGTCTGATGCGGTTGGCGTCATTGATCCAAACTCTTCAGTCGCATATACAACGCCTGCTTGTTGTGGCAAAGAAGTATTGTTGGCAATCATCTGAACACGTCCGTAAAGGATGTTATCAAACCCAATAGTCGAGTTCTGATCTGTCGTGCGACGTGGCTCGATACCCGGACATGTAAATTGAGTGTCAAAGGATTGGCCAACAATTGAGTACGATTGATCACCAATCCACTTTTCAGCGTTAAAAGGTGACTCTGTAATTAACACCCATTCGAACAACGCACCATATGGTGCTAGTCCACTACGGTCGTCACCGGGAATTCTATCAATACAACCGGGGGCCGAATAGAAAGGCGAGTTCTGAACTGTTGCTGCTTGAGGGAAGAACGTCTCTTCTTGAGTCGTAGTCAGACCGCCAATGTCGATGGTGTCTTGTGTGAATATGTGATTGGCATCTACACGTTCCCATGGGGTATTATCAACGTACCATCCGTTATTTGGAGGAGCCACGGTATAGGTTGCTGTGCATCCTCGTAGGATGGTGTCGAACATCACTGTGCGACTCATTTCTTTCGCCCCTTCTTCTTTGATGCACTCTTCCAACCCTTAGCCGCTTTCTTGAAGCGTGCTTGATGAGTCATACGCGGATGAGCCTTCTTAAGTTTGGCCAGTTCTTTTTTCATGTACTTGTTGTAGGCGCTTGGTGCACGCTTTACAGTCTTAACAGCCTTCTTCACTGCTTTCTTTCCTGCTCGCTTTGCTGTGGATCGTGCTTCTTGTTTTGCACTCTCAACAAACAGCGCCTTGAGTTCATCAAGGGTTCCTTCAACTTTTACCAAGGTAAACACCTCAGTTGTCTGCTGCTGTCGATTGGATTGCGATGGCCATGAAGTCCTTTGCACCGAGGGTAACAATGGAAGCATTCACTCGAACGGTGACGTTTAGCACTTTGTTAGCAGCGAGTGCAGTCGTCAAACCGGTGATGTAGAGTTGATCGTTGACAATGTATCGTCCATCGTCGCTGCCCTTGCCAAAGTTGTCCGGGTAAAGGTCGGTTGTGTTCTGAAGGTATGCATCGTTGTCAAAGTTGAGGACACCGCTTGCAACAAGTGCTCGATCATTTGCGAACACAATTCCACCACGGTTCAGGTCTGAAACTTGAATCGATGCCTGCGCTGCACCACCAAAGGTTGCCCAAATTGCTTCAGCAGCAGTTGTTCCTTGGAAGATGAAGTCAACGGAATGAACTTGGAGCGCTTGGCGATCACCAACGTCGACGTAACTGGCGAGGTCAATTGTTGCAAAGGTATCGGTGTTAGCAGCGCTAATCGATAGTCGTTCGGTTAGGGTAAACATGCTTGTCTTTTTTGTAGCCATTCTTAATCATCTCTTTTGGGTGTCCGGGGGTTGTTTTTGTGCATGACGTACCAAACCGGTTCCCCCGGACAACGCAAGTAC